AACAACGGTAACCTAGACCAACTGAGCCCATAATATGTCCGCACAAGTAACGATCACACAATTACCTGCCGCTGGTGCGATTACTGGTACAGAATCTGTTCCTATCGTTCAGAACGGTCAAACCGTACAGACTACAACAGGCGCTATTGCCGCGTCCCCTGCACTGACGGCAACATTTTTAACAAAGAATCAAGAGCCAACACTCGCAAACAGTCGTTACCTGTCTACCAATACAGGTATTACGTTAACGGATGGTGGTGCTCAGTCTTTCTATCAAGTTGGATTGACTGGAGCAATTTCGCAATTAAACGCACTTGGTGGTGGCATTGTTGTTAAAGACAGCGGTAGCACCTTGATTAACCGCTCTATAGCCGCTTCAGGCGCTGGTTTGAGTGTGTCTAATGCCGATGGTACTGGTGGTAACCCAACGCTTGCCCTGAGCGGCGTAGCGGCGGCTGTAGCAAACCTCTCTGGTACTGGCATGTTGGCGATGGTTAGCGGTGGTACTTCCGTTGCTGGTCGCGACCTTACTGGCACAGCAAACCAGATCACAATTGCAAATGGTGATGGTGCGTCAGGTAATCCAACTTTTGCAATTGCTTCGGATGCGCAGTTGCCCGGCGTTGGCGGGGTCGTCCTCCCCAAAGGCACAACCGCACAACAACCCGCAGGTATTGCAGGTCAGTTCCGCTTTAATACTGATACACAAACCTTTGACGGTTTTGCATCAGGTTCTTGGAATCAATTCTCACTGGTTGGTGGTGTAACGTCTTTCTCTGCTGGTGGCACAGGTTTTACACCTTCTTCAGCTACTGGTGGTGTGGTCGTTTTGGGCGGTACGTTAAATGTGTCTAGCGGTGGTACTGGTGCAGGATCTTTGACTGGTTACGTCAAAGGTAATGGCACATCAGCCATGACAGCCTCTGCCACTGTTCCAACTACTGACTTGTCTGGATCAATTACAAATGCTCAGTTAGCCAACAGCTCAGTTACCTTTAACGGTGTATCTGTTGCCCTTGGCGCTTCAGGCACAATCACATCAAACACAACAAATGCGTTGACGTTTGGCACTGGGATGAGCGCTGGTTCATTTAACGGCTCGACTGCAACAACGATCAACCTTGCCAACACTGCTGTGACAGCAGGCGCTTATGGTGCGGCGTCCAAAACCCTAACCGCTACTGTTGATGCGCAAGGTCGCTTAACAGCTTTGGCTGATACAAATATTGCGATTGCCAACACGCAGGTTTCTGGTTTGGGTACTATGTCCACCCAGAATGCAACTGCTGTTGCTATTACTGGTGGAACGATCAACGGGACAACTGTCGGAGCATCAACTCCCGCGGCTGGTACGTTCACAGCATTGGCTACGACGACTGGCACGGTTACCACTGCACCAACTGCCGCGACGGACATTGCCAACAAGCAGTATGTAGACGGTCTTGTGGCGTCTGGCATTCACTTCCACACGCCAGTGCGCGTCGAGTCTCCAACTCCGCTTAATGCAACCTACAACCAACCGGGCGGGGCTGGAGTCGGTGTTGGCGCTACATTGACCAATGCAGGTACACAAGCCGCTTTGGTAATTGACGGAATCACTCTTTCTGTCAGTGACCGAGTACTGATTTATACCCAAACAAACGCCATTCAAAACGGCGTCTATGTGGTGACTAGCGTAGGTTCTGTTTCAACGAATTGGGTTTTAACTCGTTCTTCCGATACCGACACGTATGGACTTACCAGTACATCAACGCTAGGTGAAGGGTCAACTTTCTTCGTCCAACAAGGCGCAACTGGTGCTGGCGAAACCTACACCTGCAACACTGCTGGCGTTATTGTTTTTGGCACAACAAATATCACGTTCGCTCAAATCAGCTCTGCGCAAATTTATAGCGCAGGAACTGGTCTGACGCTGTCTAGTACGACTTTTAGCATCACCAATACTGGTGTTACTGCCGCCTCTTACGGAACCGCCTCTCAAGTTCCAACTTTGGCGATCAACGCACAAGGTCAGATTACCAGCGCCAGCAACACATCAATCGCAATAAACGCAAACCAGATCACATCTGGAGCTGTAACTAACGCACAGCTTGCCAATAGCGCTGTAACGGTTAACGGTACATCGATTGCTTTGGGTGCGTCTGGAACAATCACTGCCGCCAACCCCAACGCCTTGACAATAGGCACAGGACTCACAGGAACGAGCTATGACGGCTCCGCGGCGGTCACGATAGCCTTGGGTACGTCTGGCGTTACTGCGGCTACCTACGGCTCTGCATCACAGGTTCCTGTGTTTGCTGTAGACACCTACGGTCGTGTGACTTCGGTCACCAACACAGCGATTGCGATTGCCGCTGGTGCTGTATCAGGCTTGGCGGCTTCTGCCACTACTGACACTACTGACGCCGCAAACATCACCTCTGGAACGCTTCCTACAGGTCGTATAAGCGGTTCTTACACTGGTATCACTGGTGTAGGTACGCTCACTGCTGGCACATGGAACGGAACAGCTATCGGTGTTGCGTACGGTGGTACAGGTTTAACAGCTACACCCACCAATGGTCAGTTGGCTATCGGTAACGGTACAGGCTACTCTCTAGCGACTTTGACCGCTGGCACGAACGTCAGCATCTCAAACACTGCTGGTGGCATAACGATCTCTGCAACCCCCGCCGCTGGTGGTACGGTGCAAAGCGTGGATGGATCTGGCGGTACAACTGGATTGACCCTCACAGGTGGCCCCATCACCGTAACAGGCACCTTGACTCTTGGTGGCACGTTAAACGTCGCTAATGGTGGTACAGGTGCGACCACACTATCTGGTTATCTGTTTGGTAATGGCACAAGCGCAGTATCAGCATCGACCACGATCCCTAACACGGCGATCACTGGATTGGGAACCATGTCAACACAAAGTGCTGGTGCTGTAGCGATCACTGGTGGAACAATTGACGGCACATCTATTGGTGCGACAACGACATCAACTGGCGCATTTACAACATTGAATGCCACGACTGGCATCTTCGGAGGAACCTTCTAATGGCGGCTACTGGCTTCACCCCAATTTCGCTGTACTACAGCACCACAGCTTCTGCTGTCCCATCTGCTGGCAATTTAGTCGCTGGTGAGTTAGCACTCAATACAGTAGATGAAAAGCTGTACTTTAAGAACTCCGCTGGTACTGTAAAGCTGTTGGCATCTAATGCCACTTCTGCTCCAGTGCTTTCGTTTTCCGCTGGTACAACAGGCTTTACACCTTCAACTGCCACAACGGGTGCAGTCACCTTGGCTGGCACATTGGCAACAACCAATGGCGGTACAGGCTTAACTTCATTCACCGCCAACGGCGTGGTTTACGCATCTAGTTCTAGTGCGTTGGCTACTGGCTCTGCGCTAACTTTTAACGGCACGGCAGTTGGAATTGGTGGTTCAACCATTACTGATGGGAATTTGTTAAACATCCAAGGTTCAGGCGCAATAAACAATATTGGGTTTGTATTAAATAAAACTAACGGAACTGCCAAGATATACGGGATTCAAGTTGTTAATTCAACTAATGCGCTTTCATTCTTTGATTACACCGCATCGGCTACTCGCTTGACCCTCGACACATCAGGCAATGTAGGTATTGGTACAAGTTCGCCTAGGGGAAAGTTAGATGTAAACGGAACTCTACTTGTTGCTGGCGGTGGTCAAATGCAAATTACAGGTAGTGTTGGAAGCACTGGTTTGCAATTAATTGGTCAAGATGCCGCAGAATCTGTAATTGGGACAATGGGTTCACAGCCATTAGTTTTTAGAACTGCATCATCAGAGAAGGCTCGTTTTTCAACAGCAGGTGGTTTCTCAGTAGGCACAACAGCAGACCCCGGTGCAGGTGCAATCTACGCAACAGGAAACATCACTGCGTACTACTCTGATGATCGCTTAAAGACACGTTTGGGCAACATTGAAAACGCTTTGGACAAAGTGGACTCACTGTCTGGTTTCTACTACGAAGCCAACGAGACAGCACAAGCCCTTGGCTACAAAGTCAAGCGCGAAGTCGGTGTGTCTGCGCAGTCTGTGCAAGCAGTATTACCAGAGATCGTTTCCCCTGCCCCAATCGATCAGCAGTATCTGACTGTTGACTACGAACGCCTTGTTCCCTTGTTGATCGAGGCTGTTAAAGAACTCCGTGCAGAAGTTAAAGCATTGAAAGGTGTGTAAATGGCACTAAATAACTCTGGCCCAATTAGCTTTGGTGGCGCAACGGTTGGTCAGTCGATCAACCTTGAGTTAGGTGTGTCTGCTACTGCTACCGCGTCGATTAACAGCGCGGCATTTCGTGGTCTTGCTGGTGTCCCATCAGGACAGATTAGCTTAAGCAACTTCTACGGCAAGAGCAGTAATTCTTATTGGGCTGTGCAAACAACAGGGCTTAAAAGCTATGAACGCCCAACTACACTTTTGGTCGATAGCTCTGGCAATACGTATGTAACAGGCAGAGCCTCGTCTGACGCAGACACAACAGGTTTTGGTTACCTTGCAAAGTTTAATTCTTCAGGCGTGGTTCAATGGCAAAAAACATTAAAAGTTTCAGGTCAAAGAACTATTGGCAGTGGAATGGCTTTTGATACTTCACAAAACATTTGGGTTACTGTTGGTGCAAATGATGGTGTTAAATACATCATGAAGTTTGACACATCTGGTAACCAACTAATTCAAAGCAAATTAGGCGCGGGGGAAAAGGCTGTTGCGGAATATATTACTTTAGATTCGTCAAATAATATTTACACAATTGGTAGGGGTACAGATACTAGTTCACGTGTTGGTATAGCTGTTATGAAGTTAGACAGCTCTGCCTCTAGTATTACATTGCAGAAAACTTTAGCAGGAAATGGTACAGGCCTTACAAACAGCGCTCGCGCTATTGCCTTGGATTCATCAGGAAATATTTATTGTAATTTTAGATTTAGAGTAAACAGTATTGACATTGCTACTGTTTGTAAATTAGACAGTTCTCTTGCAATTCAATGGAAAACGTATTCAAGGACGGATGATCCATATTACCAACCTAGCGGTGTACAAGATGGTGGCTCAGTAACAGACAGTTCTGGCAACACTTACATGGTGCACAGCCAAAATCAATTTAGTTTTGGCGGTTCTTTTGTTTACAACATGGTTGTGACAAAAATTGATTCTTCAGGCGCTGTGTCATGGACTACAAGACTTGGTACTAGCAGAGATTCGCAAGGATACGGAATTGCTTTAGACAATACTGCATCAAATGTTTATGTTTATGCTGGCAATAGCCCTGCCTCTGGCCCGGGAAGGGGTTACATAATTAAATTTAACTCTAGCGGGACTTTGCAGTGGCAAAGATACCAAGTGTTTAACAACCAAAGTACGTCTACATGGGTTGGCAAAGCTGATTCATTAGGTGTGTATTCTTCATCGACTGCTAATGCTTCTGGCCCGTCATATGTTGGCCTTACAAAGCTACCGCTTGATGGTTCTAAGACTGGTTCGTATACCAATTACACTTATACCGCAGGTGATCTTTCCACTGCTACTGGCCCCGGCACAGGTACGACAGGAACACTAAATGCAAACACCCAGAATGAAACAATTGCAAGTTCTACTGATGTTGTTGTTTCTACATTCTCAGGCAGTACTTCAGTTGTGGCTATAACATGAGCACATACATCAAACTTTTAACGCTTGAGTACCCTCGCTATGAGGGTGACATTCGGCTGGAGCACCCAGAGATTCTGGAAGAACAGACATGGCCGAACTTCCCTTGCCCAGACACATACGCATTGGTGACGCCTGTTGAAATTCCAGAATTCAATCGTGATACGCAATGTGTGGAAGAGCAAATCCCTGTGCAGATTGATGGTGTTTGGACTCAGCAATATTTAGTGCGTGATCTGACTACTGAAGAGCTTGAAGAAAGAGCCGCATGGTTGGCTAAAATACAAGCTGAAAATTCACAACAAGGAACTACAGATGAAACTGCAACTACCAATTGAAACCGCAAACCAACTCTTGGGCTATTTGGGTACACGCCCATACCAAGAGGTGTATCAGTTGATCCAAGCTATTCAGGATGCCGCTAAGCCTGAAGAGCCAAAGGTTGAAGATGGAAACGGTGGAGACTAAGCTTGCTGTGCATGAAGCCATCTGCTCGGAGCGCTATAACAGTATAGACCGCTCCTTGCGCGATGGGGACAAGCGGATGACAAAGATTGAGTACCTCTTGTATGGGGTAATCGTCTGTGTGTTGTTCGGCCCCGGCGTCGCTGGGGAGCTCGTTAAAAAGATCTTGGGGCTATAGCATGTGGGATTGGGTGGAAGCTATCGTAGCCGCCGCCGCAATCTTCTGCTTCGTAATATTTTGCTCTTACATAATTGCATGGGCTGGGATATGGTAAATGCGTTGGTTCTTGCTGTTACTGCTGTTGGGGCTAGTTGGAGCCGTAGCCAAGAACGGCTGTCACGTACGCGAGTTCTATGGGATTGGCTACACAATACACAACCCATCCGAGCGCCATCAGCAAATGATTGCTTGGCTAAAGAACAACGCCCCTCACTGCAAATCCGAAGATTACGTAGTGATATGGAACAACCTACCCATGTGGGCGGGTACAGCAGATTCGGCAGAAGCCCGATCTTTAATTTTGCGTGGTTATGAAGAAGCGATTAAACGTGAAAAGAAATGATCCAGCTTCGCAAATGGTTTCCGTTTGTGTTCCCCTCTCCATACGACGTTCGAGCAATAGCTTCGGAGCGTAGGGCGGAACGACTAGAGCATGAGTACAAAGTGGCTGTAGAAGCCGAGAAGGTAAACAAAGCAGTTGATGCACTTGAGATTGAGTTGTACAACAAACGAGCAAGACAGAACACGATTGAGCTAGAAATATTCAACAACACTAAACACTTTGATAGATACGCATAATGGTTACAGCAAAGAAAACTACAGTTAAAGCTCCAGCCAAGGTGGCTCCAGTGAAGCGAAGAATTGTCAAGCCCAAACCAGCGGTCGTAGAGGCTCCTGCACCCAAACCATCAACCGATGCAATTGGTCGCGTCACAGACCTGATTAAATGGGTTGACAGCCCTTTTAAGCTGTTCACAGTGATCCTGTTGAGCTTCCTAGCGTTTGCTGGTTACTTTGCTTGGGACAGTCGTCAGGTCATCCTTCATGCAATCCAAAGCCAAGACAAGATGCCACAGTTGGCAAAGCAAGAGAATTTGATTTCACCTGCGCGTAGCTTGATGAAAGACTTGGACGGCTTGGTCGTACTGGTTCATAAGGCTAACTTGGCAACAAACAGCCGAACTACTGTACTAGCCCTGAACGGCGATGGTTCACGGGAAAAGACGATGGAAGGCACGGTAACGTCCTTGTTTAACGCATCAGCGGATCGCAACAGTGCAATGGTTGCCATGCTCAATGGCGAGGTGCTGTGTGAGGACTTCAACCCATCTTCCAAGGTTGGTGAGTGGGGCGCTAAACAGGGTGTGAAGTTTATGTGCAGAGGCTCCATTCCCCCTGATATGGGTAAGTTTGCAGGCTACGTAGCTATTGGTTTTAAAGAAAAGCCAGAAGATATTGTGGCTTTAAAGACCCGTATCAACTTGGCGGCAACAGACATGTCGGAAGAATAATATGGCACAGTTTGAACCAGCTTTTGAGCAAATGATTAGAGACGAAGGCGGCTATGTCCTCCACGAAGTCGCAGGCGACACTGGAGGCATGACCTACGCAGGGATTGCCCGTAACAAGAACCCACAGTGGAACGGTTGGGCGCTTGTGGACAAGAAAGAGTTCGGTGGCTCCTTGACCCCCATGGTGCGTGAGTTCTACCGCGTCGAGTTCTGGGACAAGATGCGTGGTAATGAGATCAGCAATCAAGAGGTGGCTAACACTATTTTTAACTTTGGCGTCAATGCAGGACTGGGCATGGCTGTAAAGCTGGCTCAGCTCGTAATAGGAGCCACTCCTGACGGTGGTATTGGGGCTAAAACCATCGAAAAGCTCAACCAGATCACTGATGGACAACGATTCAAAGAGTCTTATGCCTTGGCAAAAATAGCTCGTTACGTTGAAATTTGCAACAAAAACCCTGTTCAGGTCAAGTTCCTAAAGGGCTGGATCAATCGCACATTGAAAGGTCTAGCATGAGCTTACTAGCCGTTGGTTCCATCATTGAAGCTGTGGGCAAGGTTGCAGGCGACCTGATTACCACTGACAAAGAAAAGATGGAAATGGAGATCGAGCAACGCAAGCTGGATCTTGAAGAGAGGCGGATTGACCAAGCTACAGACTTAGCTCAGATCGAGGTCAACAAGATCGAAGCGGCGTCCAGTAGCGTGTTTGTAAGCGGATGGCGTCCTGCCATTGGTTGGATCGGTGTAGCGGCTATGGGTTACCAGTTCCTGCTTTACCCGCTTTTTCAGTGGTGCTGGAAGTACTTGCAAGCTATGGGTTGGGTTCCAGTAGGTATGGATCCTCCCCCTGTACTGGATGCTGACCAACTTTGGGTCATCCTGTCTGGGATCCTTGGGATTGCTGGCATGAGAAGTTTTGAGAAGACTAAGGGCGTGGCAAGCAAGTAACCTTGTCACAAGTTAAAAGGCATACTAAAATGTCTCAACGAATTTAAGAGGTGAACGCATGGCGACTGCAAGTGTTATGACCTATGACAGCTTGGTCGAAAACATCCAGTCTTATCTGGAGCGTACTGACACCGCCACAATCGACAAGATCCCCTTGTTTATTATGCTTGCTGAGCAGGTTATCGCCTCTCAGATCAAGTTTTTGGGTAACTTGACGGTCAACACCAGTAACATGGTGATTGGGACTTCTACGATTGCCAAGCCAGCTCGTTGGCACAAAACGGTGTCAATGAACATCACAGTCGGTGGATCGCGCCAGCCAGTGCTCAATCGCAGGTATGAGTATCTGCGGGAATATTGGCCCTCTCCGACCGCCACAGGCACCCCTGTCTACTACGCTGACTACGACTACTCCAATTGGCTCATAGCGCCTACACCTGATGTAGCGTATGCTTTTGAGGTTTTGTACTACGAGCGTGTTCAACCTTTGGACAGTTCTAACCAAACCAATTGGTTCACCATCTACGCCCCACAGGCGTTGCTTTACGGTTCCTTGCTTCAGGCTATGCCGTTCCTAAAGAATGACGAGCGCATCCCTATGTGGCAGGGTCAATACAAACTGATCATGGACACGCTTATGGCTGAGGATAAGTTGCGTCTTGCTGATCGCCAAGCGATTGCGAATGACTCATGAGTTACGTAAGCCCCT